AACGTGACGTCGTCGTCGTTGTGATCAACTCGCAAAAATTCCTTCACGTTGGCCAATGTTAATGGTTCCGACGCTGGGGGCGTTACAATCTGAATTGTTTTTTGCGTGATCATGATTTTTATCTTTTTTGAACTTTAGTTTTTGGAACTGCGCGTTCAGCGCGTTGGTCGACGGGCTTGGCGATAACTTCAGCCAAACCCGCGACAACGTACTCCATCGCCGCTTCGGCGGTAAGGGTATGCACTTCGCCCTCGCGATATGCAAACCCGTTACCAACCAAAGTTTTAATGAATCGAATTTCCATCGATTAAGATGCTTTCATAGTGATAAACTTGATCGCGCTGGTGTCGATTGCACCCGCGTCGGAACGCTTGTAAGCAATGTAACCAACCAACAAGGCATCAGCAAAACGCTCGTTCAAACGTAGCATTTGAACGCCTCCAGCGTTGCGAACGACATATTTGCTGAAATCAGCGGCAACCAATGGTTTGTTGGTAGCGGCGATTGAGGCCATGTCGTTGTTGACGTAGAAGGGAACTCCGAACACGCGGTCGGGTTCGCCCGCTGCCATTCCCGGAATGAACACGGGGAAATCATTTGAAGAACCAACACCGAGTTTGCGGATAGCGGCGGCCGTAGTATCGGCACCCATAAGAGCAAATTTCGGTGAGTTGCGGTACGATTTGTCGATGCTATGGATAAGCGTCAAAATTTCGTCGGCCGTGATTGCGGTTGTGCTTGCGGTAGTCAATGCACTTGAACCAGCGGTGATCAAACCTTGTGGTTGGCTTGATCCGGTACCAGTTGTGAAGTGTGCGTTTTGACCGCGTGCGATACGCTCGCCAAGGGTGTTCACAAGGAATTCGTCAAGATTGAACGCTGCATCTTGCAAAAGTTGGTAAGAAACCTTAACAATTTTAGAAGAATAAGTGTAAGCGCCAAGGTTTAGGGCGGCGAATGTCATATCGGAAACCACGTCGGCGGAACCTTCAGACAAAATTGCACCGACAACGCTGGTATCGTTCACCTTTGGGTAAGGCAAAGTCGCTCCGCTTGTGGTGTTTAGAACTTGGGCAAGACCTTCAATGGCGCCGGTGAATTTGCTCGCAACGTCAAGAATGTTCGAGAAATCTTCGGGAACCAAGAATCCACCGAGTGAATCGGTAGTCGTGATTTGAGAATCGGTACCGCGCATTTCAACCAATGAACGTTCTTCGGCAGTAAGTCCGCCCATTCCATTACGAAGGTATTTTGAGAATGCTGCGTGTTTAGTGATTTCCTTTTGTTCGGCGCGTGCTTCGCGACCGGAGGCAATCTCTTTTTTCATTTGCTCGGCGCGTTCGATTTTTTCAACGCTCTCGCCATAGGCACGAACGTCGGTTTCGATTGCATCAAACTTTTGGTTTTCCTCGGCGTTCAGCGAACGGCCTTCGGTTTGTGCGGCGGCAACGATATTGTTCATTTCGTTTACCAACGCGGCGCGTTTTTCGCGCAGTTGAATAGAATTCATGATTTTATGAATTAAGGTTAATTATTCTTAAAAGTAAAGAGCGCAAATTCGGCCGTTCAGCCTTGTTTACGTTTTCGATTTCCGAACCAACTGGTTCGGCGTCGGCAACCGAGGTTTGAACCTCGGCGTCGGTGTTTAGCGCACGCGTCACGAGTTGCGACGTGGCGGCGGGGTATGCGGGAATTACGACGGGTGCAACGTCAATGAGGCGCGATATTTTCGTAATTGTGCGAATGTTTTGTTTGCCCTTCACCGACCAAGAATCGGATTCGATCATAAAGGCGAACGACGATTGATTGACGTCACCGCGGCGCATCAACTCAATCAAGTCGTTGGCGTAGGTTGTGTTCGGCAAATCAATTTCGTACCGCAAACCGCGTTCGTCGGTTGACAAACGCAACGTGCCGGACGATGCGCGGCCCAAAAGGTAGTTGTAATCGTGGTTATAGAACCCGCGAACGTCGTCGTTCATAACGGAATCAAACGCGCCCGGCGCGATGTATTCAATGAACCCGCCCAAATCTTCGGACGGCGAATTGAACACGGCGGCATAACCCGCAATGGTTTGGCCGTTCACGTCCGCGCGTTGCGTCGTGGTGCGGCGCTCCATGATCGGAATGTTTTTGCGAACGTCGGCGGCAAATTTTTCTAAAGTAGAAAAACGATGCACCACGTTCAACGCTGGTTCCTGCTCGACGTATGCCTCAATTTCGGAATCAAATTGGAAAATTCGAATCTTTGCGGCGGGGTCGTCTTCGGTTGCGTTCACTACGAACCCCGAATCGGCCTCTAATTCGCCTTCTAACGCGATTTCTATGATGCGACCATAGGCGAACCCATTTGACGAATTCCAACGCACGAAATCGCCTAATTCGAGTTCACCGGGTTCAGCGCGGTTAATTTCTTGATCCATTTTATGTTTTTCTTAAATACTTTCGTCTTGACCGGCGTTGACCATGTTCAATGGCTGCAAATAAATATCGCCGCCATCGACGTCGGGTAATTGTTCCTTTTTACGAATGTCGTTCACCGACAACCAACCCCATTGACGACCGACCGCATAGGCATCGTATCGTGACTTTATGTCGCCGCGAAGTAAACCCTCGAGGTTGAATTGCACAAAGAATGCGGATTCCGAACCAAACAATTTGAGCGTGAATTCTTCTTCCCAGCGCACGGCGTAGGGGCGAATCGTGTTTCGCACGAATTGGATTCCTTGTTCTTCGACGTTTGCACGGGTCGCGGAATTTTTAAGGTCGCCAATCATGTGCGGCGGAATGAGAAACCAACGCGCGACTTCTTCAACTTGAAAAACGCGGGTTTGTAAAAACTGCGCTTGGTCGGGCGGAATCGTCATGCGCTCGATTTTCATTCCTTCTTCGAGAATCGCGGTCTTGTGGGCGTTGCCTAAACCGCCGTATGAATTCGCCCACGAATTTTTAATTCGCGTATATGCCTCGTCCGACAAACGTCCGGGGTGCGTTAACACGCCGCCGACGTTTGCGCCGTTGCCAAAGAATTGAGCGCCGAACTGGTTGGCCGCCAAACCGATTCCGAATGTTTCGCGGGCGGCCTTAATCGGTGAAATGCCCATAACCCCGTCGAACGACAATCCGCAAACGTGGATCATTTCAAAATCGGAGTAAACTTCTTTTTTGTCAACGTGGTAAAACTTTTCGTTTTGCACCACTTTAATTTCAACGCGCAGCGGGTGAACCGGAATCATTTGCGTCACACGGGCCGCGCCGTCACGCTCAATGAATGCAAACGCGTTTCCGTGAAGGGCGAGGTTCGCCATCATCGTTTCGCGGAACGTCATTGACGTCATCATTGCGTTTGGTCGGCGCAATACTTTCGTGATCGGGTGATTCGGCACAACCATTGGTGATTCGTCTTCGCTGGTGTAAACGTTCCAAGGTAGTGACGCGATGGTTTCCGATAAAATACGAACCGATGCCCAAACCGCCGAAAATGTCATGGCGGATTTTTCGTTGACCGCGACGCCCGTCTTTGAGCGGTCGTCGGAAAATAACCATTCCGCGGGTTTGGCCAACGAGGTTGACGGGTTGTTTGGCGACGCTCGGAACAATCCGATCACGCGGGCGGCAAAGGTTGGTTTCGTTTCGGCCATAATAAGGAAATCCCCCTCAAAAATACGAATACTTTTCTGAACCATGCGTGGGCGTTCCCGAAAAACTTATTGACACGCGTTGTTGATTTTATTTATATTTATTTCTCTTTAGAGAAATAAATATAAATAAAATACACGGCGCATCAATATAAACCAAATAAATACAAAGAAACTTTTGAACAACGTCAAATATCACGCTCCAGCGCAATCAGCAAATGGACGTAGTAGCCCATCAAATCATAAATTGTATCAATGGTGTCGTCGTTAACGCCGACCGCTGAAATGCGCGACAACTTATCGTCAATCCGGGCGCAAATGGATTCGACCGACGTGGCACGCGAAAACACCCGAACCGGGTTTTGTAGCGAATTGCCGTAGGTAGTATTTTTTGCCAAAACCAAATCTTCAAGTTTCTCAATGATTTCGGAAATTTTATCGTTGATTTGTGAGGTTTCGTTTTGCATGATTTAGTGAATTTTGAAACGATTGATAAGATTGAAAACGTCGCCGCCCGTACATTGAAACGTGCATTATTTCGCACGATTCATAGGCAGCGATTTTTTGATTTCCTTCACCAATGTAAACATTGAATAATTGGTTGAAGGATTCGAGCGTCGCGCATTGGTTTTGAAACACTTGCGCGGTGTTAATTGTGTTTTTCATAGGTAGCGGATTCCCGTTTGTTCGTACACCGATCGGTCGTCATTCGCGCCACGCGTTGCGGTCATAAATTCACCGATTGCCATCGCCAGCGCAACCACTCCGTCAATCTTATCGGCCGACTTATTTTTCACAAACTTGACGTTCATAGCCTCGTCGAATTTTGTTTGCACGTTCGAAACCATGTACCGAAGCATTGAGTTCCCGCCGTGGTGAAGCGTTTTTTTCTTAATCATAATTTCCATTTCCCGAATCGGTTGGGTCATTGACGCAAACCCTTGGCCGAACGGATCCATGTCGAAACCGGCCTCGACCAGTCGTTGAACCAATGCCGACGAGTTCCATCGGTCAAAGGCCACGGACTTAATATCGAACACCTTTGACATTTCATTCATTGTTTCAAATATCACGTTGTAATCCGTTGAATTCCCGTCGGTCACGATTAACTCACCGACCGAAACGAACGCATCGTAAGACGCCCCCACGCGGCCGCGTCGTTGTTCGACCGCCGCGTTCGAAACAAAGAATTTCGAAACCACTTTCATTTCGCCGTCGTCCATCGGGAAAACCAAGACAAAGGCGCAAACGTCGGACACGGCGGCCAAGTCCAAACCGCCGAAGCACGTTCGGCCGCGCAGTTCGTCAAGGTCAACGACGCCAGCGGACGCACACCAATCGGTGTCGGTCAACCAACCATCGAACGACGAAATCCATTGGTTTAGGTGTAATTGTTTGAACGCGATTTCCGACGTCGGCAAAATCTTTGCCTCGGCCGACATTTTTTCGAAGTATTCCATGCGAACGGAAACGCCGAGGTTTGGGTTTGCGATGTACCACGTCTTCGGGTCGAACGGGTCGGCGTCGAGCGGTGCCTCGTAAATTACGGGCAAAAATGTTCGGTCGTCAATCGCGCC